CGTATTGGTAGGGGAAGAACAAAACCCTAACGCTAAGATAGCCCACTACACCTTAGGCATTCCTGAGTTCGACCACTACAATAATTGCGACTTCAGCAAGCAATGGTTCAACACCAAGAATAGGATGCTTAACGGCTTAATTAAAATGCGGGAGACGGTTGATGGCTGATTACCGAGATTTAGCAATTGCGTTAGGCGGCGGGTATGGACAAGATACTGGCCCGATCACGCCTGACACTTTAATAACGCTAAAAGGCGGCAAGAAAGCAACGGCATCTGACTTGTTGGGCATGATTAAAGAGATTGGCGCTGGATCGTTAAGCAATCTTGAATCATTGGTAAGAGGTGGTGTGGCGCAAGTGCCTGGCGCGGGTGGCGACCTAGAGGGCTTGGCTCGCATGGGCATAAACAAGGCATTTGGTGCGGGTGGGGTAAACGTAAACCCAACCCCTGTATTGCCAACCACCACAGACATTTTGGGCATGATGCCAAGAAAAACAGCAGCAAGACCCGAAACCGCAGGCATGGAAGAGTTGGGCGGTTTTATGGCTCCAGCAACCGCTAAGTTGGCGGGTAAAGCAATTAAAGCCACAGAGGGTTTGCCTGTTGGAATGGGTATCAAGGATGTTGGAAAGTCTGCCATAACAAAAGAGGGAAACCCGCCTACTCAATACCCATTAGCCCCCGCTGGTACAAGATATGAAGAATTTGGTGGAAAATTAACATATATGACCCCTGATGAATTTTTGCAACAAGTAAGGCCATTAAAACTTGATGCAGAATCATTGGACAATATTGCGGCATTGAAAAGCCATGTGGAAGCTGGAGGCAAGTTAGATCCTTTGCATATATACGCATCAGGTAAAGAAGATGGTAGACATCGGGCGTATTTAGCAAAGGAACTTGGAATAGATAAAATTCCAGTTGCTGTACATAAAAAATAATGCTAAATAACTATGTCAACAACTAAAGTAGTTAAAAGTAGGAAGAAAGCAGGAGGGCGCACATCAGGAACGCCCAACAAGGTCACAGCGGCCGCTAGAGAGGCGATAGCGATGTTCGTGGACGGTAACGCGCACCGACTAGAAGAATGGCTAGATAGCGTTGCAAAGGGCATTCCTAAAGAAGGCATAAAACCCAACCCTGCAAAAGCCTTTGAGCTATTCCAAAGCGTAGTTGAGTACCATGTTCCTAAATTGGCTAGAACAGAAATCACAGGCGCAGACGAAGGCCCAATAGAAATGGTTGTTAAGTGGGAAGCCGTGAAGTAATCATTCCCTATGCGCCTAGAAGCGCATTTATGCCGTTTCATCTAAGAACGGAGCGTTGGGCGTGCTTAGTGGCACATCGAAGGGCAGGCAAAACCGTAGCCGCAATTAACGACCTAATCAAGCGTGCTATTACCGAAGGCAACAGGATTGCCCAATACGCCTACATAGCGCCATTCAGAAGCCAAGCCAAGCGCGTAGCCTGGGACTACCTAAAGCACTACGCAGCACCAATTACCAAAAACACCAATGAAGCCGACCTGACGGTGGAGCTTATCAACGGTGCAAAGATCATGCTGTTTGGCTCAGACAACGCAGACGCTATGCGTGGTTTGGGCTTCAACGGCGTTTACCTTGATGAGTATGGCGACTTCAAGCCTAGCGTTTGGGGAAACGTCATTCGCCCCACTTTGTCCGACAGGTTGGGTTGGGCTGTGTTTGGTGGTACGCCTAAAGGCAAGAACCAATTCCATGACATTTACCGTGTAAGCCAAAACACGCCTGATTGGTTTTTGTTGCGCTTGCCTGCAAGTGTTTCCCAACTTCTGCCAAACACAGAATTACAAGCCGCCCAACAGCAACTAAGCCAAGACCAATACGACCAAGAGTACGAATGCAGCTTTGATGCTGCCATCTTGGGTGCGTTTTACGGTCAAGAAATGCGGCAGGTTGACCATGATGGGCGCATTCGTGAGCTTAAATTTGACCCTGAAATGCCTGTTTTTACCGCCTGGGACTTGGGTTACAGGGACGACACAGCTATTTGGTGGTATCAAGTCGTTAGAGGCGAGATACACGTAATGGACTATTACGCTGTCTCAGGCGCAAGTATTGAAGACATAGCGCGGGTGGTCGTTGACAAGGGCTATCGGTACACAAAGCACTTTTTGCCGCATGACGCACGGGCTAAAACTTTGGCAAGCGGCGGCAAATCCATTGTGGAGCAGTTGGCGGCGCATCTTGGAGGCATGAGCAAACTAGCTATCGTGCCTGAGATTGGTGTGCAGGACGGTATTCAAGCCGTAAGGATGATTTTGCCCCGCTGTTACTTTGACCCGATTTGCGATGAGGGAATAGAAGCTTTGCGCCAATACCAACGTGAATACGATGAAGACAAGAAAACTTTTCGTCAAACACCCCGCCATGATTGGTGTTCTCACCCCGCAGATGCGTTTAGAATGTTAGCGGTGGCATACCGTCAAGATGAACGGGATAAGCCGCCACCTAAAGGCAAAACCCTGCAGACCATCACATTAGATGAATTGTGGGAATACGAAATGCAACAACCTAGAGAGGTCAGAATATGAGCCAGCCAGTAGCAGAAGTCGGTGCTTACAAGAACATGACGGCAACAGGGGCGGTTTCGACAGGCCCATGCCAACTGATCGGTTTTTACGTTAACAGCACTAGCGCAGGCACAATGGTTTTAACTGATGGCGGCGCAAGCGGCACAGTTGTATCAGGAACTATTACCCCTGCCGTAGGATTCCATCGTTTCCCTGCCAATATTGGAACAAGTCTTTACTTTACCGAGGGCGGGACATTAGATGTGACATTCTTCTTTGCAAGCGGTAACTAATCATGTACGAAGAAAACGGTGCGTATGAGGGTGAAGACCCAGGCCCTTATTGGCATGACCAAATAGAGGCGGCAACTAAAGTTTTTGACAAGTGGCAAAAGCGCGGTCAAAAGGTTGTCAAACGCTACCGTGATGAGCGCGATGCCATCGAAATGCCAAGGGTGAAATACAACATCCTATGGTCAAACATCCAAGTTCTATTTCCTAGCCTCTATGGGCGCATGGCAAAGCCCGAAGTATCCCGCCGATACATGGACAGCGACCCGATTGGGCGTTTGGCATCTACCATGTTGGAACGTGTGATTGAGTACGAAACCACACAATTTGGTGATTTCGACAACGCAATGCGCGGCGTGGTGGAAGACCGTTTGTTGCCTGGTCGTGGCACGGCTTGGGTTCGATATGAGCCTGTAATTGTCAATGAGGCATTGGGCGAGCTTGAAGAAGGTCAAGTGTCCAACGTCCAAGAAATGCCTAACGAACGCATAGATGCGGCGCATTCGCCAATTGATTATGTGTATTGGTGTGACTTCATGCATAGCCCTGCACGCACTTGGGATGAAGTGTGGTGGGTTGCACGATGCGTTTACATGACCAAAGAAGAAGGTCTAGAGCGTTTTGGTGACGTGTTTGCCAATGTCAGCCTGACTAGCCAAAACACGGATTTGGACGGCAAAAATCCAATGACCGCCAAATCGACCTATGAGAAAAAAGCCAAGGTCTATGAAATTTGGAACAAGCGCACCAAAAAGGTGTGTTGGCTTGCCGATAGTTATCCACAGGCGCTAGATGAAAGGGACGACCCGCTAGAGCTTGAAGAATTTTTCCCGTGTCCGAAGCCTTTGCTTGCAACCACCACAACAGGGACAATGATTCCTGTTCCTGACTATTGCGAGTATGAAGACCAAGCACAGGAATTAGACAATCTTACCCAACGCATTTACCTGTTGACCAAGGCTTGCAAAGCCGTGGGTGTGTTTAATGCGGAATTTAAAGAATTGGGCAGGTTGTTTACAGAGGGTGTGGATAACAAGCTATTCCCTGTGACTGCTTGGGCGGCAATGTCAGAAAAAGGCGGTTTAAAAGGCGCTATTGATATGCTCGACACGTCACAAATCATTGTGACCCTGCGTGAACTTTATGCTGCAAGAGAGCAAGTTAAGCAGACCATTTACGAAATCATGGGCATTTCGGACATTCTGCGCGGCTCAAGTAAAGCAACGGAAACTCTAGGCGCGCAGCAACTGAAGGCAAACTTTGGCAGCTTGCGTTTACGTAGCTCGCAGGGTGACGTGGCGCGTTTTGCTACTGAGTTGTTCAAGCTAAAAGCGCAAGTTATCTGTAAGTTTTACCCGCCTGAACTGATTGTGGAAATGTCGGGCATTATGAATACGCCCGAAGGCCAAGACCCAATGGCCTTGCAGCAAG